CCAAAATCTTCTAAATCTCTTTTATATATATATTCTTTTTTATTATTACTACTTGTATTATTATGTATGACCTTTTTGTCAGGGGATGTACTGACAGTTTTGTCTACCCCTTCTGACTGTTTTGTCATAGTTATGTACAGTTTTCTTTCTGTATTATGATTTGTTATTTCTTTTCTAATATAGCCATATTCTTCTAAAGATGATAAAGCTCTTTGTACGGTCCTTTCTGTTGTTTCATAATTTTTGGCAAAGAAAGAATTGTTTGCCCAACAGTAACCTTCCTTATTTGCTAAGGCTGTAACTTCTGCATACATTAATTTTGCAAAAGCAGTAAGCCTTTTATCATATCTAACTTCAGAAGTTAGCACAGCATAGTAATTTGGTTTCTCCATTATTCCTCCACACAGGACGGGCAAGGGTGGAGGTACAAGCTAACAAAAGGGGTTGTCGGTTTGTAATCTTGCCCGTACTGAATTATATCATTAAATTTAAAACTCTGACAGCATATCCTTAAACCTTTTACATCTTTCAAGAATATCAGCATCAGATAAGTTGCCTGTAGCAATACAATAATCTACTGCTCTGTTTAAGATGTTCATATTTGTTATTTTTTCATCTTTATCCATAGGTTGATTATTGTTGCTGAAACTTGGCAGACCATTAGGAACTTTTGCATCAAACTCTGATACATGTTCACCTACGGCTTTATCAATCATTTTATCTTTATCTTCTGGTGTATTATCAAGGTCTTGTATCATAAAAACATTGTCTTTTGTTTCGCTGTCTACAAGATGTGTATACGATAATTGAACTACATCACCAGCTTCATAAAGAACAGACTGACCAGATTTTTTGGAATACCAGTAAGCTACACCGTTTACTTCGATTCCGTTTCTGCTTTTACCGATAACCTTATCAATAGAAACAGTTCTTGTTCCTTCATCAACTTTTTTTAGTGCCACTATCTTTTCCCTCCTTTAATTTTTTTTTGAACCAGTATGCTTTTCTGCTAGCCCTAGCTCTTTCGATTCTTTCTCTTTTCTTTTTTTCAGAATCTTCTTTACTATTATCATGCATGAACATTAGCCCTTCCTCCTTTTAGCATATGTTGCTCTTTGATTCTTGGTAGCTTTCTTTCTTTTCTTTTTCATTTCTTCAGCATTCTTTTCATGCTGTTGTTGAAAAAAGCCAGAACCCTTTTTTAAATGTTCTTTCTTTACACCCATTTCATCTTCCTTAGTTTTAGTTAATATCCACTTCTTAAATTTTGCATAATCATCTACACAATCAGTGGGCATATCTTGAAACAATATCAACCTATCGTACATTTCTTTATACGAATCTGCAAACCATCCGTATTTTGTTCTATTAAAAACTTCACGGACAAACTCTGCATCATTGTTAGCTTCTATAACAAAAGGCTTACTGCCTGGGTCTGCTATTTTATATTTCATATGTACCTCCTGTAATAATAATATCACATACTATAAAACTGTCAATACTTGTCAAAATAAATTTATGTTATAAGCTATTTGTATGAGAAAAATTAGTGTTAAAGAAATTACAAGAATGAGATTGTTTAATGATTTATCATATGAACAAATCGGTAATGAGCTAGGTGTTACAAAACAATATTTGTCTTTTATATGTAACAAAAGAAAAAACACACCAGAAAAAGTTCGAGAAGAATTATATTCTGAGTTTGTATCTAATCAAGATGATTTTTCTGACAACGAAAAAATTAGAATCAAAAGAAAGCTTTTAAAGCTTAGGTTGGAAGATGTTGCAAAACATGTAGGCACATTTGCACCAGTTGTTTGGAAAATAGAAAAGGGTTATTTGAAAAACTCTATATTTATACAAAGAATAAAAGATTATTTAGAAGTGTAATCTTTACCATTTACAAGACATTCATAGCCTCGTTTTTTGTTTGGAATAAACATATATTGTTCTACACTAAAAAAGTTATTAGCTTTTTCATAAATTATTGTAAGTCCTCTTTGTGTATTATCAAATGGTGAATATAAACCACCAGGCATACGAGACAAGTCTGCAAGACATCCGTTAGCCCAACCACCGAGAAGTGAGCCATCTAACTGTGTTGCTATAGTCATATCAAATCTATGATGATGTCCAAAGATTACATTTCTGTTGTAAAAATTTAAGTTAACTTTGGCTATGTGTTGAGGTGTGGCAAAGCCTCGCTTTTCATGTCCATGCATATAATAAAGTTTTTTGTTAAGTGTAAAAGGTGAGCCTACATTTCGTATTTTAAACTTTTTAAACTCTAAAATTTCATGTAAGTGTAATCTGTTAGCTAAGAAAGGAGCTAGTGCGGCACAACAAGATAGAATCTTTTTTTGCATTCTTTGTTCGTGATTACCTTCAAAAAAATATATGTTTGGTCTAGGTGCAATCTTTCTAAGCTTATTCAACCAAGATACACCTTCAAACAATTCAATTTCTATATTAGATGCTGTAAGGTCTGGTGAAAATGTGGATAACGGGTAGTAGTCTAACAAATCTCCACCAATGATAATGTTGTCCGTATCTTTCAGATTCAAATCCTTTATGATTTCCATAGCCATTGCTAAGGCTTTTTTATCCTCATAAGGAATATGTATATCTGATATGAAAACAGTTCTAATGTGTGTTTTCTTCTTCATCTCCTACATCCTTCACTAACGACAATTGCAAATTGTAATAGTGCTCATTTATATCTTCGCATGTATAAAATATTTTTGCTATTAGTGCTTTCATGTGAGGGTCAGTTTTATAGTGTTGTTGTATGTGCAAGTTGAGTTTGAGGAAATTGTCATAAAGCGAGTAGAAAGATTTTTCAAGTGTTAAATCATCCACTAACATCTCCTTTAAAAAATTTAGTTATGATGTCTAAGCCTTCACCACTTTTTACCATATCTGTTGACAATCTTAACACACTCCACCCCAATAAACAAGCATTATTGTATTTTTCCATGTCTTTCAAAAATGTAACTGCTCTGTTGTGACGACCATATACCCATATCCCACCCTCGACTTCTACAGCCAGTTTTGGTCCTAGCCATGCTAAGTCGAATCGCCATTTTCTTTTTTCATGAAACTTATGTTCTCGTACTGGTAGTGGCAAGTTTGTTCCTTTAAGTTGTTGTATAAGATATTCTGGATAATCTATTTTTGGTTTCTTGACACGAACTGTTGTTGGCATTGTGTCTTTTGGAGTTCTACCCATTTTTCAAATCCCTCTGCTCGTTTCTCTGCAATTCTATTTGCTTCTGCTTGTGCTTCTGCCATCTTTTCTAATGACCTTGCAATAGTTCTAATAAGTTCTGTACTACCATTACCATTTGTAGATTGTTGTTTCATAACAAGCCAAACAATAATTACTAAAGCTGGTGCTTGACTCAATACTGCAACAAGTTCAGTCTCCACTTAACATCTCCCTCAGAAAACTATTTTGCTGTTGGCAGTTCTTTAAATCCATTACAGAATTAATTGCATCCGTATTTTTGATACAAAGATAACCCGATATATCGGCAGGACACTCTACAAACTCAACTTTGCTGTATTTTATTTTTTCTGGCAAAGTTCTCTGAAATTTTACCGCTTTAGAGCACGATACAAGCCCAAACAACATAAAAGCAATGATAATATATGTTTTTCTACTTACCTGTCTTATTTGCCCTGTTTCTGTGCCTCTCATGCGATATTGACCTATTTACCTAGTGGATTATCGGTTTTTGCCTTTAATTCGTCAAATTTTGCTTCTAACACTTCTAATTTTTTGTCTATCACTGCAACTTGCTTCTGAAGTTGTTCTACTGTGTCTGAACCAACTGCTGCTGAGACTGCATCGAGTCTGTTGTTGAAGACACCCCAGGCATAAAAGCCACCACCGATAGTCATGACAACTCCAATAATCATTGCATACTTCTGTAATGTTTCTATCATATTACCTTCCTTGTAAAATTCTTAGTTCTTTCTCTAGTATAACTCTTTTAAGTGTTGCTTGTCTAATTCGTTCTTGATAAATATATAGCGGGTCATTCTGTGCAACTTGTA